GAATCCCGCTAAAACTAAAACTTCGCCTCGGATCTTGTTCATTATCGGGGATACTAGGAACAGGCGTTAAGAGGCCAGATACTCCACTAAGAGCCAAAGAAACACCAATGCCAAAAACAGATTTGGCGGCAAAAGTCGCTTTAGCAAAACCAGTAGCAGCAATACCACCGGGAACAAATACCGCTGCCGCAATTAAAGCAGTTCCAAGAATTATCCTGCCTACATTTCCACCAGCACCACCAACGACAGGAACGATTGATATATCACTTTGTCCGGTTGGGTAATGTAATTCATCTTTCTCAATTTCCCAATTTCCTGCTGATACCTTGTAATACTGATCCGCCATATGTTTTTCAATACCTTTAAAGTTGACGCATAAGAAACGAACGGCTTGAGCCGCGCTTGATACGTCGGCTTCTAAAACACGTTCACCAACAAATTTTGCTAACTGGCCGTATAGTTTTATTTTACGCAAACTCATAACGAATCCTCTTTCCAATACATTTTAATAGCCATTCGTCTAATAAATCACGACTAGACAAACGATTTTGCAAATGATGTAAAACCAATTGATTCCCTAAATAAAGACCAATGTGATTTAAACCGTGTGATCCAATACTCATTAATAGTAAATCATTTTTTTCTAATTCTTCTGTTGGTTCAAGCTCTCTAAAGCCTGTCGAAACAAAAGAACGTTCAAAAGTGGGATTTAATAAAAAAGCATCTGAACTTGTTGGTCTATCCCAATCCCTTAATGTAATTCCTAATTCTTCTTGGTAATAGTCACGGCATAAACTCCAGCAATCTTGAACTGCCCAAGTCCACGTTCTACCGATTAATGGCGCTTTATATCCACAAGGTTCATACTCAACCCATTGCTTTAAATTTGGTTGAATAACGTACCATTTTAATTTTGTCTTTTCACAAGCAACTTTATCGGCTTCTGATAATTGAGGCGATGTTGTTGGGTGACTATGTATAACGGCTGTAATTTCTCCAGCGTCTTCCGCTGCGGCCCAATCTTCCGGGTCAATAATAAAGATATTTTTTGGATTATCTGCCAAATTCTTACAAGCAAAATATTTTTCTTTGCCTTTAACCACAACTAATAAACCACATGATTCTTTTGGCTCTTGTTCTTTTGCGTGTGCTAACGCATTATCTTTCCACGTCACGAATAGAAAGTCCCAACACCGGGGAAATCATCCGGTAAAACTTGCCGTTTAGGTAGTCGAACACCTGCTAAATCAGCGCTTGCGGCTAATTCAAATTCAACGATCTCTCTGTTTTCAATAGATTTACGATCAATATAAAAGACCTCAGAAGGGAATAAAGCCGTTGCATCTGGCGTACCGTATGGGTTTAAAATTTCTTCTTGTCTAATTTCGTCGCCGTCTTCTTGAACAATAAAATCAACGGTACTATTTTCTGTAAGAATTGGATCAGTAGCAAAATTTGAATTGTCAATGTAACGAGCCAATGTCCTAAGTCGTGTAACTTTTGCCCCCTCAAGTCCCATTGGTAGCGTTAATAATATTGTTGTCACAGTTCCTAAAATATTGCTGATCGTTATAGTTGGTCTTGGTAATTGTTTTGATTCATAGGCAAAACCCTCGGCTTCTATTGGCATCCTCAAATATTCAACACCACCAAATAAAATCGAACGACCATCATCTTCACTAACCCCGTTATGAAACCGCCAAGTCATTTGTGGTTGTGTTCCATGAATCGTTGAATCAAGTTCTAAAACGAACAATTCAATAATTGAGCTTGGATTTATTTTTTGTAATTCAGAAACAGGAACAGCCATTAAGGTTCAAATACTTGTTCAAAAGTGGCATTAATTGTTGTGCGTCCATATCGCGGCATATTGGTTGACCATGAACGACAAATATATTTTCCAGCGCTACCAATTGGCGGCGTCCAATCAAATGATTCAGTTCCGGCTCTTGCTTCTAAGAAAGTAAGAATATTTCCGCGTTCGGTGTCATCACGTTCAGCAAAAATCAAATTCCAATTTTTAGGGTCACGATTAAGGCCGAATTGAATCCGATGTTGATATGACTCGTTAAAGACTGTTGTTTGAACAACGGGTTGACTTTGTTGTGTAGCTGGAAAGCTAGGGGTGTATGAAAAGGTTGCCATAATTAAGCAGGGCTAAGAAGTCCTCCGGGGCGTTTTTGTCTTACTAATTCTTGTGTCACTGCGGCAGAAATAGCACGACCTAAAGCCGCTGCCTGTCCTTGATCACCTTGAACTTGTGATTGTCCTTTTGCGTCAACATTAACAACAACATTTGTAGTTCCTCCACCTTCAACACCTAAAACACCGTTTCTTCTTGTCAAAGGTAATATTGCTTCGGCTCCAGCTTCACCCATTAAACCAATTCCATTTTTAAAAGGGAACACAGTCGGCTTGGTAACTATTCCACCATTAGCAAAAGGTACAATTCCGTTTTGTCCATAAACATTACCATTAGCATTTTTCTTAAATAAGCCACTAAACCAATTAGAGAACGGCGCTGTAATTGTTTGCTGTATTGCGATACGTGCCATATCTTTAATAATGCTATTTGCTAAATTTCTAAAATTTAATTGCCCGGTCATTACGAAATTCACTAAGGCGTCTTCCATCTTCTTAAACGAATTAACAACCATATCTGAAACTCTTGTTGCTATATCTTTCATTCCTTCGCGATATTTAGTTAATCCATCCTTTGCCCCCTGTTTCCATTGATTATTTAATTTTTTAACTGATCCGGTAAGAGTATTAACATCACCATTTCCTTTTTTTAAAGTATCAAGTAATTTTATTAATTGGTCTTCTTTATTTATATCTTGTTGGTCTTTATCTGTTAATGTAGTAACTCCAAGCCTTTTGTTTCTAA